GGGCCGAAAAAAGTGCGGCGGGTTCAAGAGGTCCCCGCACGAACCGCGCAGCGAGAGGCTGCGCGGAGTCCTGACGTGGCGAGATGCCACCGAGGAGATGAAATGACGACTCACGGAGGAGCCCGCTCGCGCTCTGGGCCGCCGCGTGACCCGAACTCGGGGCGCAGCGAGAAGCGTTCATGGACCGACCTGCCTGCCTCGGGTCGCATCGGGGAGCCACCGACGTGGCCGCTGACCGAAGCGACGCCACGCGAGCTGATCCTGTGGGAGCGCTGGTGGCGAAAGCCCGAGGCGCTGATCTGGGAGAACGACGGCAGCGAGGACTACGTCGCGTTGACCGTCCGCATGTTCGCCGAGGCTGAGGTCGAGAAGGCGTCTGCGGAGAACCGCAAGACGGTCCGCATGATGATGGCCGACCTGTACCTGACTCGCGACGCCAAGGACCGTGCCGGATACCGCGTTGTCTCCGACGAGGTTGCCGAGAAGCGCGAGGAGAAGGCCGCACCGCGTTCCACGTCTCGCGATCGCATGAAGGTCGTGAAGGCCGGTGGCGCCTGAGCCGCTAGCGCTCGACTTCGACCCGCTCCACACCCTCGGCTTCCTCGCCACGGACTGGATCGAGGCTCACTGCCGCGTCCCCGGCGGCGTGTATGAGGGCGAAGCGCTGACGTTCAACGGCTGGCAACTGTTCTGCACGGCCAACCACTACCGCGTGAAGCCTGGCGCGAGGGTCGACCAGCGCCGACTGCTCGAGCCCTTCCACTACCGCCGCTCGATCGTCGTCGGACCCCAGAAGTGCGGCAAGTCCCCCTGGGGCGCCGGGATGCTTCTATTCGAGGGCGTAGGTCCGTCACTGTTCGCTGGCTGGGCAAGCGGCGGGGAGCTCTACCGGTGCTCAGATCACGGCTGCCCGTGTGGCTGGGAGTACGAGTACGAGCCTGGCGAGGCGATGGGTGTGCCGCGCCGGAAGTCGCTCCTCGGCCTACTTGCCTACGCGGAGTCGCAGACGCAGAACGTCTACGAGCCGCTGCAAACCATGATCCACTCGGGTCCGCTCGAGGAGTTCGTCAAGGTCCGCGAGGGCTTCATCCGCCTCCCGAACCGCGGCAAGATCGTCCCCCTGTCGGCGGCGGCCAAGTCGAAGCTCGGGCAGCCGCTCACGGGTGGCCTGGGCGACGAGTCGGGGCTGTACACGTCCGCGAACAAGGTGCTCGACACCTGGCAGACGATGCGCCGGGGTATCGCAGCCATGCAGGGCCGCACGATCGAACTCACGAACCCGTGGGACCCGATGGAGAACTCCGCGGCCCAGCAAGCGTTCGAGTCCCGCGCGACCGACATCTTCCGGTACTACCGCAAGCCGCCGGTCGAGTTGGACTACAAGAAGAAGCGCGACCGTCACAAGATCCACGTGCACGTCTACTCGGACTCGCCGTGGGTCGACCCGAACAGCATCGACGCCGAGGCGGACGAACTGGTCGAGACGGACCCGACGCAGGCTGAGCGGTTCTTCGGCAACCGACTCGTCCAGGGCCTCGGCGCTTTCCTGACAGACGAACTGTGGACCTCTCGCATCGAGCACATCCTCGAGCGGGACGCGGTCGCTCTGGGTTTTGACGGGTCGTTCTCGGGCGACTGGACGGCGCTGCGCGCCGAAACGCTCGATGGTCATCGCTTCACGCCGACCTACGGCCCAGATGATCGTCCGACGATCTGGAACCCGGCCGAGTGGGATGGCCTGGTCCCGCGCGGCGAGGTCACCGCTGCGGTCGACGAACTGTTCGCCAGCCTCAAGGTGGCGCGCATGTACATCGACCCGAGGCACTGGGAAACGCAGGCCGACCAGTGGGCACTCGAGCACGGCGAGGACGTCGTGATCTTGTGGCCTACCAACTCGATCACGCGCATGTTCCCGGCACTGAACCGCTACTACACGGATCTGACCGAGGGCACGACGACGCACGACGCTTGCACGATCACTCGGACCCACGCCCTCAACGCCCGCAAGCTCGCCAAGCCGGGCGACAAGTTCATCCTCGGCAAGCCGTCGGAGCACCAAAAGATCGACGTGCTGATGGCCGATGTCCTGGCTCACGAGGCCGCGTCCGATGCGCGCGCCGCCGGATGGTCGATTCCAAAACCACGCAAGAACGCCCGCATGATCGTCATCCGCTGAGAGGAGCCGGTGTGAAGCTGAGCGACCTCACGGATCAGCAGTGGTTCGAGCGCCTCTCTGCGCGTCGGCTCCGGCAGCAACAGGCCATCAAGGAGTGGTGGGAGTACTACGACGGCTGCCAGCCGTTGTACTACCTGCTGCGAATCTTGGCCGAGCAGGACGACCGTTTCGGGGCTCTGACGATCAACTGGTGTGAGAAGTTCATCGACTCCATCGATCGGCGCATGTTCGTCGAGGGCTTCCTCCTCGGCGGGAGCGACACCCCCGACGACGATCTGTGGCGCATCTGGCAGCGCAACGACATGGCTGAGTATCAGTCGGAGAACAACATCGCCGCACTGGTGACGAGCAACTCCTACGTCATGGTCGGCCCGTCGGACGAGGGCGCGCTCATCACGGTCGAGTCGCCCGACTCGATGGCCGTGGAGATCGACCCGCTGACCCGCCGCGTGGTTGCCGCGCTCAAGTTCTACAAGTCCGACTCCGAGGCCCTACTCGACGACCGCGCCGTTTTGCACGTCCCGAACTACTCGGGCGAGGGTTCGCGACTGGTCGAGTTCGAGAACGGAAAGCCGGTCCCCGGATCGACCAAGCAGACCTGGATGACCAAGCCGGCCATGCTTCAGTCCTCGCCCGAGGTCCCCGTAGTCGCATTCCCGAACCGTCAGCGCCAGCGCGTCGGGCGAAGCGAGTTGCGGTCATTGAAGCCTCTCGTTGACGCGGCGAACTTCACTGCCACGTCGATGATGGCGAGCGTCCTGCACCACGCGATGCCCCGGATGCTGGCGATCAACGTGGCCGAGTCGCTGTTTATGAACGAAGACGGCTCGGTGAACCGCGAGGCGGTCAAGTCTGCGACCGGCGCTCTATGGATCGTCCCCGCCGAGACTGACGACAACGGCAACGTGCCCGACAACGCGCCCGTGCCCGACGTCAAGCAACTCCCCGCCTCCGAGCTGCGGAACTTCCACGAGACGCTGTCGACGCTGGCCCGCATTGGCGCCGGCCTCTGCGACCTGCCGCCCCACACCCTCGGCTTCGGCGTCTCGGACAACCCGGCCTCGGCGGACGGCATCCGGGCATCCGAGGGTGACATGGTCGCCCGCGTCGAGCGGCATCAGGTGGCCCGCGGCAACGGCTACGAGCGAGTCATGCGGCTCGCGATGGCCGTCGAGGGGCGCGACCCGGCGACCGCGAGCGGCCTGGAGACGGTCTGGCGTAGCGCGGCCACCCCGACCCAGGCATCCAAGGCCGACGCCGCCGTGAAGACGTACAGCGCGGGCATCTCGGACCTGCGCCAGGCACGCACGGACTACGGCTACTCACTGACGACCATCGAGGCGATGGAGAAGCGTGAGGCGGCTCGGGAGTCGCAGCAGATGGCTGCCGCTGCCGCTCCGCTCGCGCAGGCTCTGGCTGGCGGTCTGAATGCCAACGGCGACGCTGCCACCAGCGGCCAGTAGGTACTACGCGGCGTCTGCTGCTGCGGCGGTCAGTGCCCAGCGTGCGGCACGTGCCGTGCAGTCGAAGGGTCCGCAGGCGATCTGGAACATCCTCGCGCTGTTCCAGATCGCGCAGGCCCAGATCGCGCAGGATGCGGTCGGGATCATGCTCGACCAGCAGGAGATAGACGCCGCCGCCGATGCACTGCTGAACTCCGAGGCGTTCACGACGTCGCTGAGCACGTTCGAGGCGATGCTGGACCAGATCGAGACGGACTGGCAGTTCGACCAACTGGTCGGGTCGCTTGTGCAGGACTCGGGCAGGGCTGCGCAGGGTGTCGCGGTCGCCGCCCGGCCAAACATCGGCCACATTCGGATGCTGAACCCGCCGTCGTGTTCGCGGTGCGTCGTCCTCGCTGGCCGCTTCTACCGCTACAGCACCGGATTCCTGCGCCACCCCGGCGATGACTGCGTGATGATCCCGACGACGGTGGCGAACCGCGACCTCGTCCAAGATCCGATCGCCCTGATGAACCGCGGCCTCGTCACAGGTCTGTCGAAGGCCGACCAGCAAGCGATCCGCGACGGCGCCGACTTCAACCGCGTGGTGAACGTCCGGCTCAAGAAGGCAGGCATGACCGAGTCCGGCCGCGTCCTGTCGCGCCGCGGTCGCCTCACTCCCGAGGCGATCTACCGAGATGCAGGCGACGACCGCGAGAGAGCCCTAGCCCTGCTCCAGCAGGCGGGCTACCTCCTCTAGTTCCACCGACGGCGAGAGGTCGTCGGCCGACTCCGAGATGGAGTGATCCCGCATGACCGAGCAGCAGACCCCTGCGCCCGAGAACAAGCAGCAGCCCCCCGCCCAGGCCCCGAAGGCTCCGGCCGAGAAGCAGCCCCCCTGGGGTAACCCTGAGAACTTCAACCCCGAGAAGGCGTGGGAGTTGATCCAGAACCTCCGCAACGAGAAGGGGGGCGACCCGTCCCTCAAGTCGGAACTCGAGCAGCTCCGACAGCAGCAGACCCAGCAGCGCGACGCCCTTGCTGCCGCTCTCGGCGTGAAGCCCGAGGAGACCTCGGACACCGACAAGCTCGCCCAGCAGATCGAGACCCTTCGCGGTCAGATCACGGCCTCCGAGCGTCGCGCGCTCGCGGTCGAGTTCAGGGTTCCCGAGAACATGCTCACCGCCACCGATGCCGCCGGGATGCGCCAGCAGGCCGAGGCCCTCGTCGCGTTCGCACAGGCATCGCACTACGCCGCCACCACGGCGGCCCCACAGACTCCGCCCCCGGCGTTCCAGCAGAACCCCGGGCAGGGCCAGGGCAACACGCCCCCGTCGCCCGAGGCGCTCGCGGACGCCGAGTACGAGAAGTACTACCCGTCACCGAAGTGACACAGCCGCGGCGAGATGCCGCACCTTTCCATCCCATCCTGAAAGGACGGCCATCTCATGGCTGAGTACCTCCCCATCCACACTCCGGGGCAGGCGATCACGCTCAAGGCGTCGGGTTCCATCACCGGCGGACGAGTCGTGGCCGTCTCCGGCTCCGGCACCGTGGCGACCGCGGGCGCGGACAGCACCGCTTGGGTCGGCGTCGCCGCCCACGATGCGGGCACCAACGACAACGTCACCATCTACTGCGGCGGCACCCAGTCGGTGCTCGCGTCCGGCACCGTCACCGCCGGTGAGGCTGTCGAGTGCGCCGCCTCTGGCGCGGTCGCGACCGCTTCCAGCCCGACGGTGGCAACCATCGTCGGCATCGCCCTGACCACTGCGACCGACGCGGCTGTCCGCGTCCGGTTCCTCCGCTGACAAGGAGCTGACGAGACATGGCTACCTACCCTCCCGCGGCTCCGACCTACTCGGACCCGAACCTCACCGCGTCGCGGTTCCTCAAGAACCCGCAGTTCGTCGCTCGCCGAGTCCAGGACCTCACCGCCCTGCGCCTCCCGGGCGCCCGGCTGCTCAAGGGTCGCTTCGACGCGACCGGCGGCGCCATCGGGTACGAGACCGTCGACAGCATGTTCGCCGACGCCGACCCGGAGACCGTGGCCCCCGGCTCGGAGTACACGCTGACCACCGTCGCTGACGGTCCGGCGGCTCTGGCGAAGGTCACCAAGTCCGGCAAGGACACCATCGTCACCGACGAGGCGATCGCCCGCCGCAACATGGACCCGGTGGAGAAGGGCCTGCGCAAGCTCGCCAACTCCGGTGCCCGTGCCGTGAACAGCACTGTCGTCTCGCTGATCGCCTCCGCGGTCACCGCCAATGCTTCCGCCACGGCAGCCTGGTCGGCGACCTCGGGCACCGCGATCCTCCGGGACATCCTCAAGGCCAAGGCGGCGATCACCGCGCAGAACCAGGGCTACGAGCCCGACGTGCTGCTGGTCGACGACGAGACCTGGGCCTACCTCGCCTCGGACCCCGTGGTCAGCGCCGCGATGGCCCGCGAGGACAAGACGAACCCGATCTACTCCGGCATGTTCGAGGTCATCTCCGGCCTCGAGGTCGTGGTCGCTCCGACCGCGTACCTGCCGGGTGGCGTCGGCACGGCTGCGTTCGTGCTCGACACCAACCAGCTCGGGTTCATCGCGCCGGAGGAGCTCGGCGGCGGCTACCAGCAGGCCGGCGAGCTGATCCAGACGAAGGTCATGCGCATGGACGAGAACGACGGCTGGCGCCTGCGCGCCCGGTCGAACTTCGCAGCCGGCGTCACCGACCCGAACGCCGGCTACAAGATCACGGGCGTTCGCTCGTGACCACCGCCAAGAAGGCCGCTTCCTCGCGGAAGTCGGACGAGTCGAGCGAGCAGGAGGTCGGTAGCGGCCTCCGCGTGGTCGCCCCGCTCGTCCAGGTCCAGATCGGCGACCGGGTGTTTCAGTACGTCGAGGGCGCGGTTCTGCCCAAGGGCGTCAACGAGGACAACCTCGAGCACCTCAAGTCCCTCGGCTTCGTCGCCGAGGGCTGACCGGAAGGGAGCGCCATCGTGCCGAACCCAGCAACCACTGCGGACATCGTGTCCCGGTGGCGCTCCCTCTCCGCGTTGGAGACGACGATCGCGACCACGCGACTCGATGATGCGTGGCGCAAACTCAAGAAGGACGTGCTGAGCCTTGAGACGCGCATGGCCGGCGACGACGACCTGACTGCCGATGTGGTGCGGGTCCTCGCTGACGCGGTCATTCGCCTGCTCCAGTCGAACGAGCGCAGCGGCCTCAAGCGCGGAACGGTGCAGGTCGACGACGGCTCGACCACCTGGGAGGCCGACGACTATGTGCGCGCCGCCCTGTACTTCACGGAGAGCGAGCTGGCCGACCTCTCTCCGACCGGCAAGACCGGAAGCGCTCGCATCTTCTCGGTGATCCCGTCGTGACATTGCAGGCGGCGATTGAGGCTCAGTTGCCTCGCCTGCAAGCCGAGGC